TTTAGGTTCATCTCGGCCCTTCTGGGGCCGTTGGGCGAGGAGTACCCGGGGTTGCTACCCGGGTTTCTCCTTGCCCTCCTTGTGACTGTGGTCGTCACAACCACCTACGCGGTTTTCTCCGCTTGGTGGTCGGGTCCTCGGATCCGTCGCGTTCTGGAAACGGAGCGCAAGCGGCTTTACATGGCCGAGCACCGCGAAGCGGTAACTGGTGCTGCATGTGAAGCCGCTGGTGGTGAGGAACTTTCCCATCTGGATTCCTCATCACCGGCCCCCCCTGACGGAGGGGCCGACGGTGCTAAGCCCGTTGCGCGCACCCGTGGATTCTATGTCTACGAGGTTGCAGCCAGGGTGCACCTACAGATGGGAGGTCGACCGAAAAACGACTCCCAGTTCCGGGCAGCGCGCATCCTCGCAGCCCGTTTCATGGTTGAGGACGGACATCGGCCGACCCATGTGGAGCGCGATCTTCCCAAAGTGATCCTGATCCTTGTCACCCCAACGTATGACGAGGAGGACCTGGAGGAGTGGTTGAGTACCGCCCTCTCTGTCCGTCCTTCGCGGCACCGAAGTTTGAAGGACGCAGGAAAGCTTATCAAGAGAGCCTAGTGGTGCCCAGAGTTCAAGGTTGGCTATGAGACCAATTGCCGAGTGCGGTTAGAAGAAATTCTCACCGATATTCGGCCATTGGGCCATAGAGCCGTACGACTTAGTAACTTTGGGAACACGAAACCCCGCCACCGTATTTTGGTGTTGCATCACCCTCTCGGGGGTGGTGACCAATGGGGTGTCCACAACAATTCCGCCAACAATGTTGAGCGGGCCCTCGTTGAGAGGGTCTTCACGGTTAAGGGGCCGGAGGGATCTCAGGTGGTTCCTCCTCAACCAAAACCGGGAGTGGTGAAATTGCGGTTGAAGAAATTCTCCCGAAAGCTCTTACACTATTGCAACCGAGTGGTGCCCCTGTCCACGCAGCAATTCGTCGACACGTACACTGGCCGGAAGCGGAAGTTGTATGAGCAGCAGGCGACTAGTCTGGATGTCATGCCCCTTTCTCGGAAGGACGCATACATTCAGAGTTTCATCAAGGATGAGAAGACGAATCTCACCCGGAAGGATGACCCGTGTCCCAGGATCATCCAACCACGCTCACCACGCTTTAACATTGAAATCGGAAAACACCTGAAACCGATGGAGAAGGAAGTCTTCCGTGGTATCGCACGGGTCTTCCGAAGCACGACAGTCATGAAGGGGCTGAACGCCCTTGAGCGGGGCAGTGAGTTCGCTCGGAAATGGCGCAGGTTTACCAAGCCTGTTGCCATTTCGCTGGATGCCTCCCGATTCGACCAACATTGTAACTACGATATCATATCGTGGGAGCATGGAATCGAGGAGCGTCTAACGACCGATCCAGAGGGTTTACGCCGTCTGAATGGGTTCCGACTTACTAACACTTGCTTTGCTCGAGCCCATGATGGGGGGTTTAGGTACAAGTTGAGAGGCGGACGCATGAGCGGAGATATGGATACCGCCATGGGTAACTGCCTCACGATGTGTGCCATGACCTGGTCCTTCATGACAGAATTAGGAATCGAGAAGTTTCAATATGCGAATGACGGTGATGATGGTGTACTCTTTGTGGAGGAGGAGCATCTACCTCATATACTGGCCACGTTCCCTGAGTACTTTCTCGAGTTTGGATTCACTATGAAGCTAGAAGGTGTCTCTCACACCCTTGAGGGTATCGAATTCTGCCAATC